AATACTTTTGGACGCTCGTCTTCAGGCATTGTTTTGTATTCAGCAACAAATTCTGTAATAGTTTTTGCCACATCGTCAATCATAGCCATGTTAAGTTTTAGCAACTTGTCTGGACTTGTATCAACGTCAAGTGCGTGTAGCCACTTTTCGTCAAGTGCGTTTTCTGTATCAATTAAGATTGGAAAAATGCCCTGTGCTTGTGCGTTCTTAACTAGGTTACCTGAACAGATAAATGATTTGCCCGCTCCAGATTCACCTGCGAATACTGTAACCTTACCCAACGGAATACCACGGTTAAAGTCGCCGCTGATAAGATAGTTTAATGCGTAGTTGTTTGTACTAACCCAATCAGTTGGGTCATTAAAGCCAATACTTAAACCGTCAATTGATTTAGTAATAGACTTTCTAAATTTTGATATATCAAATGCTTTTGTCATTATTATAGTCCTTACAGAAATGAAATTAGAGAGATGCCGGAGCACCTCTCTAAGCTAGTTTTTACTGGCCTTGACGTGAGCGGATCATCGCTAGGATGTCTTGTGCTCTACTGTTATTGCCAGCAGCCGCTGGTTCTTCTGCTTTAGGAGCAGATGATGCTACTGGGGCTGCTACTACCGCTGGTTCGTCTTCGTCAACAACAGCTTCAGTACGTCTTGCGGCAGGATCACCTGTAGCTTGACTCATGCCTGCTGGTTTGAAGTATTGTCCCCAACGTTCCATGTCGTAGGCTTCGCCATCAACAGATGCTTCAAACATCTCTTTGATAACTTTAAGTTCTACGTCTGTAGGTTTCTTTGGAAGGAAATCTTTTAGACTAAAAAGACCATGTGCTTCAACTGCTGTGCGTTCTTCATCGCTTAGAGCACGTTCAACACGACTCCACTTTGAAGTAGAATAGTCTGCGTAACCGCCCTTGGATGTTTTTGCGATACGGAAATCAACACCGTGGTTGAAATCTGTTGGCAACTCATTAAGCTCAGGATCCATCAAAGCAGATTTAATAATCTGATAAATCTGAGGTCCGATGATAAATCTACGGATTGGATTTTCTGGAGTTGTATCTTCCGAGATAGGATTCTTTACAACGTAACCTTGGAAAAGGTATGAACGCTTCTTCCAATACTTACGACCCATGTCTTCAAGACTCTTATCCTTGAACCAACCACGTACTTCAGAAAGTACTGGACATGTTTCGTTCCACATTTCCATACATGGAACTTGTACTTGAACTGGCTTGCTTGAGGTATCACCTTTGATTCCAGCGAACGGTAATTTGATCATTGCTCGTTCAATCCAGAAGAAAGTGTTGTTAGAATCTCCATCTGGTAAGAAACGAATGGTTGCTTCTTTACCTTCTGCCATGTTCCAGTGGGGATAAATTGCGTTGTCGCCGCCGCTTGTTTTGCCGCCTTGACCTGCTTGTGATTCTTGAAGTTTTGCTCGGATTTCTGCTAGTGTAGCCATTTTAAATTGCCTCCTATAATATGCCTTAAAATGTAATATGCCTTACGCATAACAACTATTATGCGTGATTTATTTAGTAAGAGCAACCTCTTTCTAAAATATTTTTACCAAAAGAAAGGACACCGAAGTGTCCAAATCTTTACTCTAAAATTGTTTATTGTAAGCCTGATAATTCTCTAATACGTGCTAGTTCATTGACCTGCGGTACTTGTGTATTTTGTTGCGGTGCCATTCTTTCTACAAATTGACGAGCTACTTGTTCTGCCTGTTCACCAAACTTTTTGCCTACCATTGTTACAACGCCTTCTGGACCTCTAGGGAATGTTCTAGAATCCTTGTCGTAACAACTAAACATAAATTCTGCTACTTCTTGAATATTTACAGATTCTTCTTGTCCGGTACGCTTGCGGAAATCGCGAGCATGTCTGTCATCGTGTTTATCAGTATCTGGTAAACGATATTTGTCTGTACCTTTGCCTCTCATGCTTGGCGGTAAATCGTAGTCATCTTTTTTATTATATTCTGGATGATTAGGATCGTTAGCTTCGTATTCGTTGCCATAATCCCCGTAGTCCTCATCAGATCCGTGACCTGCTGATGCTAGAGCATATGAGTCATCAGTGTCGCCACCTTCGTCATCATATTCAGCATCAGGCATATCCATGTCACCGAAATCTAATTCATCAACTACTTCGGGTGCGTTATCTTGTAACCATTGATAAACTAACGGACGCACACAGGTATCAGCATCTTCGTTAGCAGTAGCTTTAATTTCCTGAGCTAGTCTTGGATCGTCAATAATGCCTTTTAAACTTTCAATAGCGTTTTGGCCGTCCATGCCTGCTGGAAAATGCTGTCCTACTAATGTCTGTAACTTTTCGACGGCTGATGCCTTTTCTTCTTCATCTTGACTAGTAATAGCATTGTCTTCGCCTAGGTTCATAGCCCATGCTTCAAATTTACTAAATGGATCTACGAATTCGTCTGTGGTGTCTAAATCGATTTCAACGTCTTCGTTAGTCGAGTGGGTCATTGCGACTATGTCGTCATAATGTATTTCTTCGTTGGCCTGCATTAAGCTATAAATGATAGGAAATACTCCCTTAATGTCTTCTTTGAAATTCTTAACTGTGAATTTGTTAGTTAGGTCTTCGATAAAATCTTGAGGAACTTCTGATAAATTTTCTGCCTGGAACTCTGATTTAAATTGTTCGTAGTGTGATCTTTTAGCTAGTTTTTTAATAGTTTCTCTTAGACTGTCTAATGTCTCGTGAGCACGACCAACAATCTCATTTGTTTCAGAATTCATAAGATCGTTGCGTACAACATAGTTTCCAAAATTCTTTAGATGAGCAATTTTTTCACTGATGCCAATAATGTGTTTGCCAATATCGTCATAGGGTAACCCGCCTTCTTGAACGTGTCTCTGCATAGCACGAGCACCTGCTAGATGGATGAACGGATATTTAAAACGTTCGCCTTGGCCATTTTCAATAAACATAGCATTGATATGTCTAGTTCTAGCACCTGGGCTAGTTTCATCTACTTGTTGATTATGTTTGATAATCAATCTAGTATTTTCTAATTTTTGGTAACTGGTTTTAGCAGTACCATACATTCCTATTCCTTCTTTCATAATTCCCTCTCCAACAGGTGTTGTAGTAGCATATTGACTTAAGAAACCAAAGTCTCTTTGATCTAGATTGTCTTTAGTAATATCGCGTGTATCAAAACTCATTAACCTACGTTTGGCAAATTCTCTAAGACCTCTTAAAAAATCATACCATGTATCTTTTTGTACAGGATCCATATCTTCTGCGATCCCTGTACTGTAGTAAACTTTCATGTTTCCTGGTTCTGCTAGACTAATGCTTACGTGACCAACCGGAGTTTGTCCTTCCATGTAGTCAAAGTCAAAGAATACAGCTTCTTCGGGATTGATAGTTACTTCACCAGTTTCTGTACCTAATTTAAGGCCAGAAAAACGGCTTCTAACTTTGTAGAATAGGTCAGTGCTAACACTTTTAATATTATCTTCCATGTTTATATTTATCTTAGAATATTGAAGTTACGTATATTGGCATGGGCATTTGATCTTCGGTTAATCGTTCCGTCATTTTTTCATATATCTGCGGATCCCAATCTGCCAGAACACTGGCCATGCGTATAACTAATAGGGTTGACGACACTAAATCGTCATGTTCGCCTGTCTTAGCACCAAAACCAACACCGTGTGCTATGAATGTTTTTAGTTCGGAAATTAAGGGTTTGGACTTAATTACCATCTTGTGTTGCTCTATCATGTTCTTAAGTTGACTACAAGCAGTAACTTTACTACGGTGCGTGGTGTTAAATCCTTTGCGGAATTTACGCACATGCCCTTTACGTATAGGTTCACTTAAGAATAATCCTGCGAAGTTTTCTTCACCTAGGTCGCTGATTGTTATTAGTGCGGCCTCGCCTAGGGTGTTGTTTTCTACTGAATAATAAATCTGCGGATTTCCGCCTAATTCTGCAGCACGTTCAGCAATGTATCTTAATATCTCTCGCATGTGCTTGACCTGTGCTTGAATAGGCGTTAAATTATGTCGCCATTCTGCTACCTGTGTCATACTAGGCATTTCAAAAACTTGAATAGCACCGTAGTCACCACCTGTGCCTAATGAAGGATCTAATGCTACTAGATAGGTTGCCTGCGGATTAATTTCCTTGTACCAACGTGTTTGACCCATAGTCATTGTGGGTTCAACACCTTTAAGTTCTGCTAGTTTAACAGCGTTAATTAGAGTTTCATCAAAGATCAAGAATTCGCAATCAAACTCGCGGCGGAAGCGTTCTTCGCCAATCTTACTTCTTTCTTGTGCTGCCCATGCTTCGTCACGATCTGGATGTTCTGACCAATGAGCAAAATATGAATAGAATCCGTTCTGACCCAGTGGTTGCTCGTTGCCGTGTTCGTCAAACTTTTTATTGGCTTCAGTCCAGATTAACGCAAACTGGTCTTCGTCTGAGTTTGGTGTTGATGTAATAATACACTTACCACCTGTTGAC